CATTAGATTTAAAAGGAAATACTTTAATTTTATTTTCAAGAGTTGAAGGACATGGACAACCTTTATTTGATTTAATAAATAATAACAAAATAGATGATCGCTGTGTATTTTTTGTTCATGGTGGAGTAGCAACTAAAGATCGTGAAAAAATAAGAGAAATTACTGAAAAAGAAAATAACGCAATCATTGTTGCTTCATACGGAACATTTAGTACAGGCATTAATATTAAAAATCTTCATAATGTTATTTTTGCTTCTCCTTCAAAATCAAGGATTAGAAATCTTCAAAGTATTGGTAGAGTTCTTAGAAAGGGAAGTAATAAAACAAAAGCAAAATTATATGATATTGCTGATGATATAAGTTATAAATCTAGAAAAAATTATACACTCAATCATTTAATTGAAAGAATTAAAATATATAATGAAGAAAAATTTAATTATGATATTGTAAACATACCACTAAAGAATTAATGGAAAACGAGTTTTATGCAATTATCAAATTAGTATCTGGAGAAGAAATACTGTCTTTAGTTTCTGTTGATGATAGTGACGATAAAGAAGAAGTTTTATTACTATTGCAAAATCCTATTATTGTAAATATGGTTCATTTTAATATGGGATCATACTTAAAAGTAAAACCTTGGATGAATCTTAATGAAGATGATCTTTATTTTATAAAATTAGATAAAGTTATTACAATGATTGAAACTACAAATCAAAAATTAATAGATATATACAATCATTATCTTCAAAGTGAAGATCAAGATGAATCAAATATACATTTTTCAATTAATAATTGTAAAACATCTGGTGAAATGAAAGTCTCTGAACAAAATGGGTATATAACATCTGTAGAATCTGCTAGAAAAACCTTAGAGAAGATCTTTAAAGGTATTAAAGAAAGCTAAATTAACCCTTCAACCCTAACAAAGGTATTCTACTCATATTAGAGGTTCTTGTCAAGCCCTTTGAAAGTATGTTATAATAAGAAATATATAGAATTGTATTGATAATAATTTATGGCAAAGAAAAAATCAGAACATTATGTAAATAATAAAGACTTTTTGGAAGCGATTACAAATTATCGAATAAGAGTGTCAAATCATCATATGCAAAAATATGGTAGAGAACCTACAAAAGCGGATAGGGCTAAAAGATGGGAAGGAAAACCAGTAATTACAAATTATCTTGGGGAATGTTTTTTAAAGATTGCAACCCATCTTTCATATAAACCTAATTTTGCTAATTATATGTTTAGGGAAGATATGGTTTCTGATGGTATAGAAAATTGTGTCCAGTATATTCATAATTTTGATCCTGAGAAATCTAAAAATCCTTTTGCATATTTTACGCAAATTATTCATTTTGCATTTTTACGTAGAATTGGTAAAGAAAAAAAACAATTGGAAATGAAGTCAAAAATTATTGAGAAAACTGGGTTTGAAGAAGTTATGGTGGTTGATGATACTGCTCTTTCTGGTAGTAGTTCTGATTATAATTCAATAAAAGATCAGATTCGACATAGGTTTGGTCGTTAATAAATGAAGATTGCGATTATTACTGATACTCATTATGGTATTAGAAAAGGATCAAAATATTTTCATGATTATTTTGAGTTATTTTATAAGAATGTGTTTTTTCCATATCTTGAAGAGAATAAGGTAGATATAGTTGTTCATATGGGTGATGCTTTTGATAGTCGTAAATCAATTGATTATCAAAGTTTAGAATGGGCAAAGAGAGTAGTATTTGATCCTTTGTCAGATTATGAAACTCATATGATTATTGGTAATCATGATTGTTATTATAAAAATACTAATAATGTAAATTCTCCAGAGTTATTATTAGTTGATTATAAAAATATTAAAACTTATAGTTCTTCAAAAACAGTTAATATTGGTGGATTGGATATATTAATGCTTCCTTGGATTTGTAGTGAAAATTATAAAAAATCCTTACAAGAAATTAAGAAGACTAAAGCAAAGATTGTAATGGGTCATCTTGAGTTAAATGGATTTAGGGCTACTCGTGGTCATATGATGGAAGATGGAATGGAATCTAATATTTTTAATAAATTTGATAAAGTATTTTCAGGACATTTTCATACTAGATCAGATGACGGAAAGATTTTTTATTTGGGAAATCCATATGAATTGTTTTGGAATGATGTGAATGATGATAGAGGATTTCATATTTTTGATACGGAAACCCTTACTCATACTTTAATTAATAATCCTTATAATTTATTCTGTAATGTTTATTATGATGATACTCCTTATCAAATGATTAAAGTTTCTGATTATAAGGATAAGATTGTAAAAGTTATTGTTAAGAAAAAAAGTAATCAAAAGAAGTTTGATAAGTTTCTTGATAAACTTTATAATTCCGGTGCATATGAAATTAAAATTGCTGAAAATTTTCAAGTTTTTCCTGAAAATGATGATTTTGTAGTGGATGATGATGATAATACTATTAATATTTTAAATAGATATATTGATGAATCTGAAGTTAATTTTGATAAAGGACAAGTTAAAAAAATATTTGAAAAATTGTATAGGGAAGTATATGAGGTAGAATAATATGTATCTTTTGACTTTAAAGGATCATAGGGATGATGGGGCGTATGCTGTTTCTGATAAGTATGGAGAGAAAGTATTATTTTTATTTAAGGAAGAAGATGATGCTGTTAGATATGCTTTACTTTTAGAAGAAGATCCTGAATATGATAAAGAGATGGAAGTTGTAGAAGTGGATGATGAGATTGCAATAAAAACATGTAAAATCCATAACTACAAATATACAGTAGTTACTCCCAATGACATTATTATTCCTCCTAAATTATCTTAGATTATGATTATTTTTAAAAAAATTAGATATAAAAATTTTTTAAGTACTGGCAATCAATTTACAGAAATAAATTTTCAAAAAAATAATACAAATTTAATTGTAGGATCAAATGGTGCTGGTAAATCTACAGTATTAGATGCTCTTACTTTTGCGCTTTTTAATAAGGCATTTCGTAAGGTTAATAAGAATCAACTTATTAATACTATTAATGAAAAAGAATGTTTAGTAGAAATTGAGTTTTCTATCAATGCAAGGGAATACATTGTTAGTAGAGGAATTAAACCAAATATATTTGATATTGTTGTTGATGGAGAAAAACTTAATAGAGAATCAGATGATCGTTTAATGCAAAAAGTTCTTGAAGAAAATATTATTAAGTTAAATTATAAATCTTTCACACAAATTGTTATTCTTGGTAGTAGTACTTTTGTCCCTTTTATGCAATTATCTTCTGCTAATCGTAGAGAAGTGATTGAAGATCTTTTGGATATTAGAGTTTTTTCTAATATGAATGTTTTAGTTAAGGAGAGGATTAGGGATGAAAAAAATATAATTAAAACATTAAAATTAAAGGAAGAATTATTGACTGATAAAATTTCTATGCAAAAGAATTTTATTGAGGAAATAGAATCTCGTGGTAAAGAGAATATAGAAGAAAAGAATAATAAGATTAAAGAACTTGATTTATCTGTAGCAAAGTTAATACATGATAATGAATTTTATGAAGACGAAATAGTTGGATATACAAAGATGCAAGAGAAGAGTATTGGTGCTACAGAGACACTTAAGAAGTTTATTCAATTAAAGGGTAAGATTTCTAATAAAGTATCAAGAATTGCTAAGGAACATGAATTTTTTTCACAAAATACTGCATGTCCTACTTGCACACAGGATATAGAAGAGGAGTTTAGAATAAATAAAATCGAAGACGCTCAAAATAAAAAGCATGAGTTGCAATCTGGTTATAAAGAATTAGAGAAGACAATTCAAAAAGAAGAGGAAAGAGAGCGTCATTTTACAACCTTATCTAAGGAGATTACTACACTAACGCATGGCATTTCTAAAAACAATACTCGCATCTCTGGGTGTCAACGACAAATCAGAGATTTGGAATCGGAAATTCAAACTATTACCGACCAACTTGCAAACAGAAATACTGAGCATGACAAATTAGTTGAGTTTATAGAAAATCTTGAAAAGATTATTGAAGAAGTATCTGAAAAACAGGAAGAATTAGTATATTATGATATTGCTCATTCTATACTTAAGGATGATGGAGTTAAGACAAAAATAATTAAGAAATATCTTCCTCTTATAAATCAGCAAATAAATCGTTATCTTCAATTAATGGATTTTTTTATTAATTTTCATTTTGATGATGAATTTAATGAATCTGTTAAATCTCCAATTTATGAAGATTTTTCTTATTCTTCATTTAGTGAAGGTGAAAAAATGAGAATTGATCTTGCATTACTTTTTACATGGAGAGAAGTTGCAAGAGTTAAAAATTCTGTTAATACAAATTTATTAATAATGGATGAGGTTTTTGATAGTTCTCTTGATGGATTTGGTATTGATGAATTTTTGAAGATTATTAGATTTATAATAAAAGATGTAAATATTTTTATTATATCTCATAAGTCTGATTTGTATGATAAATTTGATGATATAATGAAGTTTGAAAAAGTTAAAGGTTTTAGTAGGATAATTAAATGATGATTGATTTATATTTAAATAAAAATCAGGAATGTGAACGTGCTATTACTCTTCTTGAAAGTTTTGGTATTGAGTATAAAGAATATTTTCTTGATGTACATTTTAATAATGAACAATTTTATGGAGAATTTGGAGTAGAATCTGAATATCCACAGATTAATATTGATAATGAGCATATTGGTGGATTAAAAGATATGTTAAGATATATGAAACAGGAAAAAATAATTACTTAATTTTTATGCAACTTTCAAATTGGCAACATCACTCTAAAAAAGAGAGGAAACGAAAACTTAAGCCTCAAGCACTACGTAGTGCTAAAGAAAGACGTAGACACTTGATAAATCGTCTATTGAACCCGTCCAAGAGACGGGTTTCGTCGTATTATGGGATCATATATTAAACTATCTTCTTACAGTTAATCATGACAGTTCAACAAGGAATTAAGTCTCAATTAGCTAAATTGCTTGCTAATGAAGATTTGGTTGTTGAGCATATGAAGGTTGAGAGTGCTTCTTTTAATATTCATACTAGAGTTTTAACTCTACCTATGTGGGATAATATGAGTGAAAATGTGTATGATTTATTAGTTAGTCATGAAGTAGGTCATGCACTCTATACTCCAAATATAAATTGGTTAGAGCAATATAAAATTTCTCCACAGATTGTAAATATTGTTGAAGATGCTCGTGTTGAAAAGTTAATTAAACGTCGTTATATTGGATTATCTAAAACTTTTTATAATGGGTATAGTGAATATGCTGATGGTGATTTTCTTGGAATAGGTAATGATGATATTTCTCAATATGATCTTGCTAATCGTATTAATATTTATTTTAAGATTGGTAATTTTGTAGATGTTCTTTTTAATGAAGAAGAACGTATCATTTTTCATATGGTAGAAGAGTGTGAAGATTTTGATGATGTTCTTTTGGCAGCAAAAGCAATAGATGATTATTGTCTTAAAAAGAATGAAGAACAAGAAATAGTTGATAAACAGAAAGATTCTTCTAATAAGGAAGGTGATTTAAATATTGATGATGAAGAAGATTCAAATTCTGGAGAAGAAGATGATGATAGTGATAAATCTTATGGTGGAACAGCAGAACAAGATCAAAAATTACGTTTTATTGATGATAATAATTTTATTGAAGTTAAAAGTTCTAAATCATTAGAAGAAAAAATAAAAGATTTTGTTGATATGAATGCTAGAGAAAATGTATATATTGAGATTCCTAAATTTAATCTTGAGAATGTTATTATTCCAAATAAAGAAATTCATGATAGATGTGAATTTGAATGGAGTGAATTTTTGGAAAAATATGATGAATATAAATCTTTTAAGTATTTTGAAAAAAAATTTTTGAGTTTTAAACGTTCCTCAAAAAAGGAGATTAATTATCTAGTAAAAGAATTTGAATGTAAAAAAGCAGCTGATAATTATTCTCGCTCAACTATGAGTAATACAGGAGTACTTTCTACAGAAAAACTCCATACGTATCGGTTTAATGAAGATCTTTTTAAGAAAATTAGTATTATTCCTGATGGGAAAAATCATGGATTAATTTTTATTCTTGATTGGTCTAGTTCTATGACATATGTGTTATTGGATACTATTAAGCAACTTTATAATTTGCTTTGGTTTTGTAAAAAGGTTAATATTCCATTTGAAGTTTATGCTTTTACTGATAGTTATCCCATTATAAAATATAATAACGGTAAAAAACCATCTTTTCATGGAATTTCTTATAAGAAGAAAGAAGGATATTTTTCTGTAAATGAAACATTCTCAATGATGAATATT